CTAAATTATTCCAACCTCTTTAAGCAATAGCTCAATTTCACCACGCGCTTTATTCCCCTGCTTATCGTTGTACTCATGGACTCCCTGACCGGCGTTGTATGCCTTCTTATGGGCTTTCCGGTAGAAAATGCGCTGCCGGGGAACGGGAAGCCAGTCAGGGTCAGCATTCAGCATCTTGCGCAGCTCAGAGGCTTCATTATCGCGTGGGTCAGTCTGGCACTTGTTGAGCACAATCCATGCCTTCATATCAGGATTGATACTAGCCTGTGCAGTTTTCACATCGTGAACCATATGCCCGAGCGTATTAATTTCAATATCAGAACCTGGCTCAATGAAGGTCAGCAGAATATCAGCACACGCCAGCGCCTTCCTGAACTCTGCTGATTTTTTGCCAGGGGTATCCAGCAGCACAAAATCGTAAACTTCTGCCAGCTTCCTCGCCCGTTCAGGGATATCGGTATAGCACTCATAGTAATCGATATCCGGGGTAAACCCATTCTCCCGGCGACTGCTTAGCGCATCAGAGATACTGTGCTGATCGTCACTTTCCAGCACACAACATTTTCTTCCTGAGAGAACGAGATAAATCAGGATAGAGAGCAACTCTGTAGATTTCCCTACGCCGCCCTTATGACTTCCAAACGCAATAATCTTACCCATTTCAGCCCTCACTTAATGATGTGTAATATTACACACCTTAAGTTTAGTTTATGCGCACATTACGGGTGAGTCAATTAAATAGTGAGTATCATTACACACCATTTAATGATGGATGATGAGATACTGCCCCGGAAAGGCATCACAGAAAAATGTTAAAACAGATGATGCACAGCCAGCCACGTTTTTAACTTCGCCATCGGAAAAACATCACAACCATCACACCTCATAAAAACAGCACATAACTTAATGATTAATTTGAATAAAAGTTGTGACGGTAAAACCATCACAAAACATAACAGAAAACGTCACATCCTATAAATTCAATAGGTTATAAAAATGATTTGTGATGATTTAAAACCGTCACACTGTGATGCTTTTGTGATGGATTTGTGATGTTTTTAGAAATGATAATTTATCTTATATTTCATATACATATATCTATTTTTTTAATATTGTGATGTTTGTGATGCTTTTGCGAAGCCCCCGCTGGATTTTTGAAAAAATAAGGATTGGCTAAAAAGCACCCTGATTTGTTATAAGTATTGTTACGTAGATGTATCGTTTATGTGCTCAATGGAACCGGACAGGAATGGGGTAAGGCAGACACAAAAAAACCAGCCCGAAGGCTGGCTCTGTTGAATTTGAAAGGGTGCCAGTTGGCTCGCCGCTAAGCAACCGAAATGGGCGGGAATTGCTTCCCGCCCGCGGTTTAGCTCTTACCTTCGTAGTGCAAGTGCGCCGCTACTTCCATGTTCCCCAGCTTAAACGACAATTCACAGAGTGAACCACGTTCTAGCCAGGCGAAGACCACTATCGCGGTGCAGATCACCGCTGTGGTCAACAGGCGAAGCAACATTTGCTTTACTCCTATTGGTAAAGGCGCTAACCTTCAACTTGCTTAGGGTATGAACGTTAGGGCCTTGAGTTAATGGAAACATTGACTCAGGGCCTTTCGCTTTTCTGCCATCAGCTAATGCCTCTAGCAGTCAAACCAAAGGCACCCGTCGCGCAGTCTAACAGAAGATCCCCCTCCAGGCTCTTATTTCTACATCACCAAAAACAGACCTACGCCCTTAATTTCCTGATTTTAGGTGACTATTTTTCATCCTGTTTGACGCATTGTATTGGCCTCCCTCTTTGCAAAATTTGCAAATCGCCGTTGCGCTGCAAAATCAATAATACGTTGATAAATAAAGGCTAAATATCGCCAACTGAAACACGTTTTTTTTCATCGCATGGCTGCAATTCCTCACCTAAAACACACGATTTTCATATAAAACAAGTGGTTAAAAGTTTCATTTAGTACCCTCTTTTTGCACCGGATTTGCAATTTACTGAAATTTCTTTCAAATCGTGCAAAACGGCCCATACCGCGAGAACCGTTGATAGCTGGGGTTCCGGGGCTGTTTTTTCACTGGCGGCTATTTGCAAAAATTTAAAAGACGGGAAAAGCGCAGGCGGGAGGGGGTAGCGCCGTTTAGGTCGCCGATCCCTTCGATTAGGCTTTGTTAACATTTTGATAACATAACGCTTTGTTGCTTGCTTCTACAGCTGGATCACGAGCAAAAAAATGCCCGCACATGGCGGGCAAGGAATGGGGTTGTTGGTGGGCTAGCCGCTGATTGATTTCAGCTCGTTGTTGATTGTGCCTGCGGTTTCTGCCTGTGCGGTGAACGTACCGGCCTGATTTGGTTGACCAGTTGTACCGCCGCTGTCGCCTGGATGGGTGTGCAACGCCAGTTGCTGCGCCATCTGCTGCATCAGCGCCAGCGACTGTCCGACAAGATCCAGCACGTTGACAGTTTCGCTACCAATCCACGTGCTGCCGGCGATGAAAGATTGCTGCTGTGCCACGCTCTTACGCAGCTCCCCGACCTTCTCCGTCAGAGTGCCGGTGATATCGCGCGTATCGTCTTTGGTCACTATGGTTTCATTGCTGCCGCCGACCACGTGGCGGGCATCTCCTCCGGTGGCGTTGACGAACGAACCGCCAGTGGCCACACGACGATCACCAACAGCACCGCTATCGATATCACCGGCGCTCATCTGCTCGATGCCACCCAGCGCGTGCAAACGCGATATGCCGCCAACGGTCGCCATATCATGGCCATCAACAGACTGGTGACGTTCAGCAGCCTGCCGGTACTCTTCATCGGCGTAAATCTCACGCCGCTGACTGTGTTCGGTGATGTAGCTATCAGTGACGCGCTCCCAGTCTCCCCGGACGTTGATGCGCTGGTATACTTCCGCACGCTGTTGCTGTACCTGCTCACCCGGTGCGACGGCGGGCAGGCTCCAGCGGAACGGCATCATCTGCCGGATAAATGGCTGGTTTGGCATACCAGCCTGAAAAGCCACCTCAACCACCGTTCCCGGCTCCGGGTATGCCATCGTTCCCGATTCCATGCCGCCTGCCGTCACCGGCATCGTTACCGCCGGATAAACCGGCACGCTCTTATCCGGGTTGCCGCTGTCGTCCAGCAACTGAATATCGACGGCGTAACGCGGGCGGAACGGATCGCACACGTCGCCAAGGTTTGCCGTGTCGCTTACCGCCTCAACCCGGGCATACTTTGGCAGGTGTTGCCCGCCAGCTAGCTCCGGGAACTCTTTTTCAATCTGACGACGCATCGGCGTAGCCTGCGCCTGCTGACCACTGGCGTTAGTGTTTAGCCATTGCAGTTCCATGTTGTCACCATTAAGACGCACGCTGTTTATTCGTTTTCCGTTGATGATGGCTCCCGGTCGAAGAGACTGAATCGCGGGGATTGTCAGCGTGTTTCCTGCCTGGTGATCGATAGCGAATTCTTTCGGGATATCGACCGGCTTGTTATTCCAGTAAGAATCTTTATAGCTGCCAACGAAAATCACACCTTCCGGCAGCGGCTGCCAGATAAAATCCTCAATACCGAAGGCAGTTCCCAGCGAACTTAACAGCTGGTAGCCCGTGCCGGAATGGGTGAAATGTGGTGCAGGTGTGGTTGAGTAGTCTGCAGACGGTATGCTGAAAGGTATCCCCAGGCTGTTAGTCAGCTCCTGGCATACCTGCGTAAGTGTGGGATGCTGTAGTGATACGGGATGTGGCCTTGCCAGCGCCCCCGCCATCTCACGGACAAAAAGCCGCTGCCATCCGTTATCCGATGGCTGGCAGCGCTCAACGTATCCAGTAAACCAGCGTAACATCATGCTGTCATCACCAATATCAAGGGTGACGATCTGCCCCTGATAGGTAGTATCGCCCTGTGCGGTTATAAATCCCCGACCGCAGGCGTTCAACTCAAGCAGAATATTGGCATCATCCAGCGCCACCGGCTGACCGCCAATATTAAGATTTCTTGTCAGCTTCACCGTTTCCCCCACTGTCTGCTGCTGCGGCTGGCCCCAGCATGTCGTTAACCTTGCTCATGGTCTTATAGAACCATCCGTGCTGCTCTCCCTTGCCTTTATCATCGCCACCACCATCGCCAGGCACCTGCTGTTTAGACGCGGGCATTTTCGTGCGCTGTTCTTTCTTCTCGCTGATGCTGTTCTGCTCTTTAAGACTGAAGGATACCGCCCATGCCATTACGTTTTTTTGTTCTTTTGCTTCCAGGTCACCGGCAAACATCACCTGACGCAGCTTAACCGCTTTTGCCGTTGGGTTGGCCACGCGATACCGCTGACGCTCTCCCCCTTTGCCAGTCGCCTCTGCAAGCTCAAAAAGACGCGTTAACTGCGCACTGTCGGTATAGGGGATCATTCCCTCTACCTTTATTTCTTTTGCCTTGGTTCCCTGCTCTGCGGTGTCCGTGCTCGATGTCTGCCCGGATTTGTCTTTATCCTTGAATTTCAGGGATGGCGATACCGTCATGTTTATCATTCTGATTGGTTCACCATTCAGCGCCAGCGTGATATTGCTCATGCGGTCATCTCTCTCAGAAAGGTAAGATTGTCGCCGGTGAACAGAGTTACAACCGTATGCACGTTGTCTTCGCCTGGCGTCCCATTTTTTATTTGTTCGGCTATCGCCTGTGGACTACCGTCAGCGCTGAACACCCACAGATTGCCTTTCACCTTCTTGATCTCAGCCCATGCCGTCTGCATCGCCTGAATCTGTTGCTGGCGCTTATCCGCCAGCGCGGTGAGTGTCGCCAGCATTTGCCGCGTGCCATAGCTCCCGGCCATATCCAGCGCACCCAACAGCGTTTTTCTGCTGCTGCGCTGCGGCTCCGGCAGCAACCCACCGCCGGTTGGCCAGTACGGGTTTTTCACGTTGTTCCCGGCCTGCATCTTGCTTTGTTGCAATCCTGCCTGTGATTTGGCCATGCGTAGCGCCTGCATCATTCCCGGCGTGGCAACCAGTGCCGTCAGCGGTTCAAGCAACGCAATGAACGTATCAAGCGAACCGGCACACACCATCAGTGCAACAGCCTGCGTACTGGTCGTTGGCGTTCGGGAATCCGACGAATCCGCCAGCTTTTCCGCCAGACGCTTTGCCGCATTAGCCGGGCTGAGGTAGCAGCCTGATTTTTCTTCTTTACCAACGCCATGTTGCCAGGGGTGAACCGTGATGCACTGCCCGTTCGCCGTTAACGTATCCAGCTGCGAACGTAACGCGGCCATTTTGTCGGCGTTACCCGCGCTTTCCGGCTGTGGCCACGCGGCTTTTTCGTCTATTTTGGCCAGCGCATCGATACCGGATTTATTCAAACCACCCAGCACACCGTTAGCCTGATCAAACATGCTGTTAACGCTGGCGGGCAGCGTGACACTGGAGTTTTTCCACGTCATACAGGCTTATCCGGCCATTCCGGCTTATCCGGGTTAACTCGCATCAGCAGGACGCGGTATTTTTTCCAGTCGATAAGCTGAAACTTTTCGTCTTCGTTTGCTATACCGAGATCAACCGCATCCTGGAGAATGGCAATTTTTTCTCCGGCCTCAGCCAACAGTTGCCTTTTCAGCTTTTGCGCTATCTCCTGCAGCTCGTCAGGTGTCGGCTGGTATTGCTGAATCTGCCCATCGAGATAGCACCAGGTGCCGTCCGTCAGCGTATCGGTAGCTTCAGGCGGTACGTCAGCCACGGAAATCTCAGCAACGGACATATTGATTGGGTTAAGCTCGGTGACGTCCATAGAACAACCGCAGATAATGCTGTTGCCGTCATACAGCACCTTCAAAGTGTCATCAGCAAAGTTCTGCTGTACGTCATACCAGTCATTGCCTTCTTCATCGCGCAGCCAGGTCATCAATGCTGGCCGTCCGTCAGGCAGTACCAGCACGTCTACCGGCACTTCTGCTGGCGGGTAAGTGGAGAAGTTTTTATAATTTTCCATCGTGTTTCCTTAAAGGCTCTGAACGTTTACCCATGTACCGTTAACCAGAATCTGCAACGGTCTGTACTCCATTCCCGCTAAAGCACCACTACTACCGCAACGCACACCACTCTGAACACAACCAGCCGGAGCGCTTACTGTTGCATTGTTTGGAACATTAATAGCGACCTGCGCACCAAGGCGGGTTAGCGTGCTGCTTTTACCAAGGTAGCGGTTGTCGAAATTGGTGTAATTCGACGGTATAAACTGACCTGATTTATCAAAGGTGAATGATTTACCGGCCTGGTCGCTATCCGATAGATAAAACACCTGAAAGTTGCCTGCGGCAATTATTGTCCCAAGCGACCAGGTCTCTTTCCCCTGGTTATATCGTTGCTTAAGAATTGGGAAAAACTTTGAGGCGGACGCGTCATTTACAAGCTGAAAAAAGGGAGCCAAGGAACCGCTGTCATTTTGCGAAGCATATGAACCCGAGCCGGACAAGGAGCCTGTTATTGCCCCATTAACTGCCATAGTACCGCCAGTTATCGGCAATGCCCCGGCATCCGCCGCTGTTTGTTTGAATCCTGTATTGTAATACCGGCACCAGTTCGCGGTCTTACCCGAAATGACTACCTGTCCAACATAAAACTCATTTTTGCTTATCAGTGT